TGGTAAATTCTGTTCTAAAATAAACCTTCTTATTTGAAAGTGGGGAGTATTTGTTCAAAGAAACTCTTTGTTTTTCGAAATGAATAAAATATCCATTAGAAAATAAAATCCCGTCAGATATCCCAAAGATAGATCCTGTTCCGGTAGGATCAGTTGTTATAACAGTCACATTGTCTAAGGAACTTGTTATTGTTTCGCTGGACTGGAAAGTTGTGGCTGTGGTGCTTGAATTTGTATAGCGAATGAATAGAATTGCTACATTTGCTTCAATATCATCTGCTTCTGCATGTATAACATTGGCTTTTAGACCGGTAACGCTTCCTTGGATGTCTTTATTAATAAATTGTTCAATAATGGAGCTATTACTTATTGAAACTCTTACGTAGTCAATAGGATCTTGTGGTTCAAATGTTCCACCTAAAACAATCGTGCCTTCTTGAAAGACGTGCTTACCAAATCTTTCTATCTGGTTTTGCAGAATATTCTGCAGCTGTGTAAGCTCTCTCGCCTGTACTGCAACACCTGGCTTAAAAAGAATTTGATGATAGTTTTTATTTTCGTCATAATCGTTAAAATAAGGCAGTCTATTTAAATCAAGAACCATTTTTTTTCCTTAAAATTTTATTATCAATTTTATTTGCTCTGAAGTGTTTTCAGATCGATCTATTTTGTTTGTATTTTCAATATATATAGTGTCTCCACTATTGTCCACGATCTTCTCGTCAGTAATTGAAGAAACAATTGCAGTTGCTCCGCTCGTTTGACCCACTAAAACATCCGATGTTTTTGTCGTAAAATCGCCAAAGGTTTGTACAACGTCTAAGAAATTACTCGTCTGTTCAATTATATAGCCATTTGCGTTACTGTTCTGTTGAACTACTATCTCATCTTTCTCAAAGGATCCACTAATTAGCAATATGCCTAATCTAGTCTCATTGTTAAATACGTTTGTATTTCTATTTATATCAATCACAGTAGAATTTGATGAATCGCCAACAATCTGATTATTTGAAGAGACTTCAAATGCACCAAGAACATTGGTTAAAGATAGCTCATTTGCAGAACTATCAATAGATTTAACAGTTCCTTGGGCTCTCGATAAACCAATCGAAGAAGTCGGATCTTCTTGCCTTATGAGTTCTCCTTCTACATAATCCTCTTCTGAAAGAGGTGAACCATTTGCATCGATAATTCCCGTATTGCCAGTAACATTAGTATCCGCAAAAGAATATCCAGCGCCTCTATTAATTATTTCAATATCAACCACTGAATTAGCTGTTGTATCAATAACGGGAAGAGCTATTACACCATCACCATCCCCTATAACATTTATCTTAGGTAAAATATCAAAACTGGATGTGGTATCAGGTAAAGTTTCGAAAGAATCATTAATAGTAATAATTCTATCATCACCTTCTATTGTGTATTCTATAATGTCTCTAACTTGACCCACGCCAGCTCCGTCACGAATATAAATTATAGAATCTTTATAGAAGTTTTCATCTTTAGACAAATTTGGAAGTGATTCACTTCTTATTCTTATTACATCAGCAGAGGTGTTTGAATTTGTGACCTCGATAAAATCGTTAGAAGACTCGACAGTAGACTGTGTTATTGTCTCTGTATTTTCATCAATTACAATAGAAATAGAGGTTGGTCCAACTTTATAAATTTGGCCTTGTACAGCACTTTCCCCAGGTACAATAATATCTACGGTTTCGTTTTCACTAAAAGTTCCATTCCCGGAGTATATTAAATCATATGTATTAACTTCAAAGAAGTCATTTGCTCTAAGAGAAAACTTTAATAGATCACCGCCGATAGCAGCTTCTTTTATCGTTCCGGAAGTATAGTTGTTATACTGAGCACCTGGATTTTCAATGATAATTGAATCTATGGTTCCTGAAACAGCATTATTTACAACATTTTCATTTTCAAATACTGGAACGAACGACGAAGTTGCAAATTTGTCATACTGTGTCGAATTTATACTAAACATAAACTTCCACTGATATCCATCGCCCGTAATGTAAATTTCATCAGAAGGATTTGTTTGATTAACAACAGGTCTATTCACTGAATCAGGATTAGATATAGGATTTTTGTATATGCATTTAAAAACACCGTAGGACCCATCTGTTTGCTCTGAAACTACATAAAAGTCCTTATTGAATAAGTCGCCGTCTTTATCATCATAAATGTCATATTTTCTATTGGGAGTCCATTCCACATTCCGAATCATATACGAAACATCATCAGGCTCGATTAATTTACCAAACAGAAGATTGTCATGGAATTCATAGACATTTTCATAAACACTTTCACTTGGCGTAGGGATTGTGTTAGATGAAAACTCTTCTATTTTTCCACCAATCATATAATGCGTCGTATTTGCACATAGACACATAGAATAATAGAGTCTCTCTGCTAAAAATATTTTAAAACTATTAGTTAATATTTCCATTATATCTTCAGATTCCCGTTTTAATGGTAGATTCTGCCGAAGGTGTCGTTTCTTCTTCTGTCGTTTTTACTACCGTACTAAATAATTTTGTTCCAGCTAAATGAAGAATGTCTAGAACTATTTCTCTATATTCGGAGATATTTACTCCGGTTTTGATATCGTAAGAATATTCTTGATAATAGTCATTATCATGAAGCTTCTTTTCTGAGTTCAAGTGAGAAGTTCGAGTTTCCCAATAACCCTCTCCTTTTCCCTGCAACTCTACAAACGAGATACCGCTAACTTCCTTATCGCCTCTTTTTAATATTACGTCTTCACCATCAACATATCCTATACCGGATGTTACAACCTGTACTTCATCTAGGGTTCCGTCTTGTGAGATAACAAAGGTATCAATAACTGCATTATCTCCCATAACTTCAGCCGTTTCATCATAACTAATACTATTTATTATTCCTTGCGCGCCTGATGTAGTCCCAACTATCGAGTCATTGGCTTCAAAATCTTCATCAAAACTTAAATTCCTTATACTCAAGAAAGTTGAATTGGCCGATTTTAACAATCCTCTGACGTCCGTATTTGATACTACCACAATTTCGTCAGTTTGGAAAACACCATCAGTTACTGTAATTTGTGCTAATTGATCTCTATTTGAGAATGCAGATATTAAAGGATTCTCGACAAGTGTGAAAGGTCTCTCAGTGTAATTTCTGCCTCTTCTTTCCTCTTTTAATGAAGCTATAGTTCCGATAGTAACGTTTGCATCCGTTAAAGCCTCACTGATAATAGTATTTATATTGGAAAAAGGATTACCGGGAAAGCCATAACCAAATGTCATTTCAATCTCCACATTCGCGCCTGAACCGTCAGATATTGATATATCAGGTGTTAAAAAATATCCTTCTCCGTTTTCAGTTATTTCTACAGATGTTATAGAACCATTTGAATCTGTAATTACATTTCCACGAGCTTGTATGAGTGGCTGCTGATCTTCGTAACCACCTCCGATAAAATCTACGTTTGAAGAATTGCTGTAACCCGTACCTCCGTCAAATATATTAATAGCAGATACAAAACCGAGACCAGATCCAGATCCAGATATTAATATATCCTCATATTGAACTTCAGAAATATTTTCGTCAATGATTTTATCGACTGTTGTCGATATCACTTCTTCATTTGAAAGAGAGCCAATCTTGAAAGATGCTCCAAAACCAGTACCAATTTCATCTACTGTTATTTCTTCATTGTTTTGATTAAGTAATTCAGATTTTCCCTGCACAAATATAAAGTCATTATTGCTACTACTACCAATTGCTATGGACTCGTCGTCCTGGCCAATAACTCTTCCTGTATAATATGTATTGGCTACAGCATTAACTGTAGCTGTGATAGAATTAGACGATATAGTCACAACTGAATCTGATACTACGTTGGCTATTTCGGCGACAACCTTAGATCCTTGTCCTCTTACTTTTCTTGTTCCGCTATAATCGCCTTCTTCTATAATTACGGAATAGGAATTAGGAGAAGTTTTGCTTATAATTCTATTGCTAACACCTTCATAAATTGTATCTACGGAAAGAATTGAAGCATTTGTGTTTGAATCAAAACTTAATATTTGATCACCGGCCAAAAAATCACCGAA